CTCTTAAGGATCATCCCCAAACGTTTCGCCATGGCCTCGGGTAGGTTTTCATCGATCGATTTCAGGAGTTCCCAGTCATCGTCTGGCCTAAGCCCGGCATGGACAAGAGTGGACGCTTTGCTGATGTATTCCGACCGCAACCGTTGCCCCTTCTCGAACCCCGCCTGCGCCATCGCTGCTTTTGCGTCGGCTTCGGCTTTTTCGACGCGCTCACGGATGGCTGGCGGCACGCCCTTCCAAACATCTTCGGGGGTCTCAGCTCTCGTCGCTTTAGCGAGTAAATTTTGGGTCGTCGCGAGTTCGCCCTGGATGGTTCCCAACGCTTTTTCGAGCCGAGCAATTTCGCTTTGCGCTTCAGCAGGCCATGCTGATTTCTCCATCGTTGTTCCCTCCTGTTCTGCAATGATGTCACTGAGCATCTTGTACATCGAGCGGAGCCGTTTCAGACGATCAGCAGAGATTTTGGCGCCGACCTTCTGCACGCCAGTCTCCATGAAAAAATTGTTGGCCGCCGCCTTCATTGCCGCCGTAAACTCATCGAGAGCCGTTGCAATGAGGGCCTTGGGGTCTTCTGATTGACTATTGAGAATGGATTGAATGGTGTCGTGAAGGGCCCATCGGCAATCGGCAAAGCTCTCAATCAGTTCTTCCATGCGTTCCTGCATCAACTCTTGGGTGAATGTTCTCGGGTAGGACATATATGTATCTAGATCTTTCTCAACTGCGGTGATTTCCTCGGCAGTCCACCCCAGCTTTTTCCCGATTACCTGCATCAATCGCGACATTAGACCTTCCCCCCTGGCCCTGACGATAGTCGACGCGTCGCCCATCCCAGGTTTCACGTCGCCATTGTCTCCTGCTCCACGCTTGACAATCAGCCATGTGCGTTTGTTCGCCGGGTTATCAACTGAGCTTACCTCATCTATTTCTAAGTCAACGAGTTTTGTTGGCATCCTAACTCTCCCCGACTCCCATATCTTCCAAGCGGATACCCATCCCCCCCATGCTATAACCTGTGCGATCTCCTGCAAGGATTTTCTGGAAATGCGACGAGGACCACTGCACCCCCACCAACCATGATCCCGTTACAACCGTCTGAGGCCCGAACACCATATCAGTCCGAGCGATCACGCTCTCAACCACCGTCCCCAAGCTTTCATCGAAGTTGATATGCATGTCCCCTACGCCGCCTTTCGCAACAGGGGCAGCGAATTCATCTGTGACCTCAATCCTGATTGTCTGGTCACTCGCATTCGCAACCTTCTTCACGGCTTCAAGCAGGGCATGCCCCCTCTGCAAACGTTTAAGAAATCGCCATGCGGCCTGCTCAATTTCTTCCGCGCTCGCCCATTCACCCTGCGCATCCAGCGTATTCGGTTCGTACACAACCCCGAGCGTATATCGTTGAGATTCATTGACCTTCACAATGCGCGCTGTTTTGTGCCATGTCCCATCGGTATCTTTCGCCCAGCCAGCCCCTTTCAGCCCAGCCCAGGCCGTTGCGAACGCTTTCGCGTCATCCTTTGGATACTGTTTTTCGGCTGCATTAAATATCGTCCGCCAGATGGTTTGCGCTGCCAATGGCAGGGCATTTCTAACGCTGAGCGGCAAATCGGCATTACTGCTATAGGGCATGGCGTTCCCGCGAGATAAAAAAGGGGGAGGAAAATGATTTCCTCCCCTCGGTTGCCCCGTCAGGGACTTGAGTTACAAACGAATCGTTTGTAGGGGACGCTCAATTAAGACTGGCCGCCCCTCTTGAACCTTAACCCGGACCGAGCCATATCTGAGCCTCCGCAGAAAGACAATCAACGCCACTTCTGCCGAGCATAAGACAAGATTTGTGTCCGGCTCTGCATCGTCTTTAGCCCTAGCATAGATGGCACCAGGATCGTTGTCAAGCACTTTCGGGGGCTCCGTCTTTGTCCTCGGTCCATTTTGGTTGGTCGCTGAACCCGGGAGCCCACTGGGCCTGGCCCTCCACGATCATCTGTTCCAGGAGTGCGACATCCTCGTCCGTCTCGGGGACGAGACGCTCCGTTGGTACTCCGCTCAGCGTCTTCTCAACAACCACTCTCATGATGGTATCTCCGTTATCCGGTTGATTATGATGTATTCTCTCTCTCCCCCCACTAGGTGCGATCCTCCCGGTCCATCCTCGTAGGCTAGAATATTGGATTGATGAACAGTACGCTCAAAGATTTGCCCTTGTGGCCCCCTGTCGAAGCCTTCTGCTGTCCTTTGGCTGGTTGTCCACGATTCAATGGTGTTTGCAACATCGATTGGCTTACGTGTCCCACGCAACAGTTTAAGCTTCGTCTTTTTCTGCGCTGTTAACGCCGTTTGCGTTTCTGTCCATAATCTACGAACAACGGAACGCGCACGCAATATCTGAACATCATCGAACTGAAAGTCCTTATAATTTCGGATCAACGACAGCCCAGTTTGAAACTCACGTTTACTTGCCTCGGCTAGTAAAATCGCCCCTGAATTACTTGTACTCGAATTCCCCCAACCATCGAGCATATTTGACAACAACTTGTCATATTCGGCATCGGTCAGTTCTGGCAACAGATCGGAGGTTGGGGCAATTTTTTCGAGAATAACCTTCGCTTTCCTCGGAAGAGTCGGCCTCAGTTTTAACTTTGGCGCCACATCGGTAATGAGCTTCGATAACCGCGTGCGCAGCATCAACAACATCGCGTCTCGGTCAGCGTCAGGAATGATACCGGCACCAGAAGGGAAAAGCGTTGCAAAGTTAGAAGTATTCTGAGCCAAGGTGTTTAATTTGGTGATTTGATCAAGAGCTTTCTTTCCAAGATCGGCTGGGGTCGCAACCCCCGCTCTCTGAAATACTCGCGAATAGGCCGGATTTAGCGTGGGATTGGCGAAACCCTCCCACTCAGAGACTTCGTTCAGAACACTAACAGCTTTTCTCGCACCCTGTGCGCGAAACAGAAAACTACTCCCCTGATCAATCCGAATGATTCGCTTACCGGCGTTCGCCGGGGTGACGAGAATATTATCCCACTCCAATCCAACAACATCCCAATTTCCCAGAAACACATCAGCCACATAATTATCGAGGATCGCGGTCGCTCTGGCTTTCGTTAACCCTACACCTCCCCCCATCGGGCCAGCCGTCACGATATATTCAGACGCAAACGATAACCCACCATCTGCACGTAACACCAGCGCCGACTTTGGCACATCGACCCCGAGGCTCTCATATATACGATTCGCGACCACTTCTGCATATGCCTGCGCCGGGTCTTTGTAGGGTTTCACTACGCGCCAAGTACTATCTTTCCCTTGTGCCAGGACGGCTCCCGTCGTCCCGCCGATCCGCCTAGGAGAGACATGTGCCATGACTTCGGCTTCTTCCAAGACGGGAATGGGGTCCATCGCCGCGCGTAACCGCTCAATGGGAGGAACGGCAATGGTACCGATACGCAGCGCAATCGCACATCGACAGTTGGGATGAGCCGCCGGGAAAAGCACTGGGGAGCCAGGAGTCTTGAACGGCGCATCTAGCGTAACGCCCTGAGGATTCAAGTCGGGGATTGCCTGACAAAATGGGCAGAGCCGATCATCTGGCGTAACGATCCAGACCCGGCGTGTTTTACCATCGTTTAGAAGTGCTTGGTCTCTTGCCTGCAACCACATCTGCTGCTGACCAGCCCCGGCGGCCGTAATCGATTCTGTTCGGGCAATCGTTGCTGTCCGCTGTCGGATTTTACGCGCAACGAGTTTTTGTCTAAGCTCTTCAATTTTTTCCGGAGATACGCCATCGGCGGCGAGTTTTGCGGTGTAGCGTTCAATCGGCCCGAGTTGTTTCTCGGTCAACCCCACCATCGCTCGCATCTGACGCGCCATTTGGTCAGGAGGGAAGCCCTCCTGGAATCCCCGATAGACAATCCCTCGAATACCCTGCCTGGTGACATCGCTGACTTCCCGAACCATATCTGCCCCGAGACGGTTAATAAACGCTTCCGCCTCTGGCAATTGCAACGAAAATGATCCTCCCCACGGCGTTCCCGTCGTCGCCGGCCACAAGCTGATGGCCGCATTCGCTCCCTGGCTGACGGTATTAAAGAGAATGGGGTCAAGTCGCGATTCTTGCCCACTCAACCCCACGTCCTTCCAGGCAGTCAGCAGAGTTTTTTCTGCCGCCTGGAGATGCCCACTCTGCAAAAATTGGGTGAGCGTTGGAATGTCCACCGCGCCCTGAGCCTCACCAAATGCCTGACCCCACGACTGTAGGAACTTTGGGTACTGCGCATCAGCGACCGTATGCAGTAGTTTCCAGTCCGGAACTGACGAAGAAGCATCGGTAAAAAACGGTTTCACTGCTTTCCAGAGACCGGCCGATGCCCTGGGAACAGGAACGCGCAAACGCAAGGGGTGAGGGGAAAAGATCGGAGCACCACGCACCCACATTACGATAGCCCCTCCTCAATTAAAGGGAACCCTGCTCGGCGCAGCGCTTCGTTGGCCTGCGCAGAAATATCCAAGCCAGCTTGCGAGAGAGCCAGGATGAATGATCCCAACTCTTTCAGGTCAGCTGACGTGACGACCCCATGGGTAAAGTGGGGCATCATCTGGATGTCAAATCCATTTAATCGCCAGAGTCGGGGCATGGCGTGTCGATTGATCACGTCTCGAATCACATCCAAGACCGCCGCAAGCGCTAAACCAAACATCTCGCGTTTATCGGCGTGCATCGATTGTGTCCCAGTTTTCTCGTGTCCAACGAGGAGGAGATCAGTTAGGAGGGCAACGGTCATTTCTACGTTTAAATCTCGAATCAGAGCCTCAATATCGGCGACCCGTCTATTGCCGGCTCCACTGATCAGGGATATTTGGTAGAGTTTATTCCCGCTCTCGTCATAGGCCAAGGGGAACAAGATCGATTCGATCCGATCCCTCGCAATGTCTTTCCCGAGCGACTGAAAAGCGGCGCGCTGTGTTGCATACAGGTCCCCACTCGTCGGATCAAGTACTTCCACAGGCGTCTCTATCAGCGGGATGCCTTCCAAATCACGTTTCAGGCCGAGCGCTTGGCTTATCCGCAACGTTCGTTTCAGCTTCCACGGCTCATAAACCGAGCGGAGCACTGAGCGCCCTTCCGGATTATTCAGGTGACTTTCCAGGCGAAAGAGTAAACTTTTTTCGATAGGTATTGGAGGGCGCAATTGCCCATTCACGGGGTCTCGTTGGATGAGTGCCTGAATCCCACCCTCTGCATCAAATTGCCAAAGTTCTCGAGTCTCTTGCCCTCGGATCTCCCATTTCCGCCAACCTGTCAACCCGTCGTTATACTGGGAAGAAGTGCTCGGCTGAGCTTGTTCGCCTAACCGTTTTTTGTACGTCATCTCCATCCACGCCCATCCGTATTGGAGCATTGACAGAATCTCGGTTAACGTTTCTGACCAACCATGGCTCATGTCGTCTAGGCAGGATTGAGCAAATGCGGCGCCTTGATGAGCGGCCTCAGAATTGTCGGCCGGCAGAAATTGCCAGGGCACCTGGCGTAACGACAACGCGATCAGCCAGAGCGATGAGCCGATCATGGGCTCGGTATCGCGCATACGGCGATACACACTGGGGACCTGGAGGGGTGTCAATTCTGGCGTAAGCCATTCGTCAAAGACCCGCCCAGAAAATCGTTTAAGCCCTGTCGTCCCCAACTCGACAAAAAGGCTCGCTGGGGCTCGACCGTTCCGCTCAGGACTGGCCGTTTGTGCTTGCGCCATATTAGCCGCCCCCTCCGTTCCCGCGTTGCGTTCCAATCGGCCCAACCACTCGGCCCGACCGACCAGGATGGCGCAAGTCAGTCCATGCCCAATACATCGCATCGACAAGATCAAAAGGCTTGCGTATGCCAAACCGACGTAGCGCCGCTTCGATCGTCGCATGAGTCCCAAGGACGTGGATAATTTGCCCACGTTCGTAGTCAGCGAGCATCCGGCTCGCGCGATGCATTTTGGGGCCATGCCCTTCGCCTGCTTTGGCACTCCGAAACTTGAGTGGAGCGACTTGTAAGGCTCGGCACGCCTCCCGGTACGTGGATTTCCATGTGTCGCCCCCCTGGTCTGTTTCCACTCCGACAGAATCTGCTTTCAACTCAATCGCTTTCGTAATCGCCCTTTTCAACGAGTCCTCTGGACTGGTGCGGGCCTCCCATCCGTAGAGCACATACAGACGACCACGGGAGTCAATCCCCATGGCACAAATCCCATGAGCATCTGACTGGTCGGTCTCAGTAACCGCCGGGTCCACCCACACGACAATACGGACCAAATCTGGGAGATCACCCCAAACGCAGTGCTGAAAGTCAATATGCCCGAATAGCGAGCCAACTTCCTGATCGACCTCATGTTGGCACTCCACACGAAATGCCGTAAACCCCATGTCGTTGACCATG